TTGATGACATATTCTGGTCTTTAGCCGTTAATATTGCTTCTATCGTGTGTGCTGACATTTCCTGTTAGCCTTTCTTGTAATGCTTTATATTTCTCTTTGAGTTCGTTGACCGAATCACCTTTAAGTCGTTTTAACTCTTTGGAATAATCAAAGAAGCTCTCAAAAGTCGGATATACTGGTTTCAGACGTTTGCCTACTTGCTTTTTAGCTGATGCTACGAAAGACAGCCACGCACCCAGTGCTATGTCTTTCTGCTTGTCCACCTGCTTGTAGCGTTCTGCTTCACACAGCATTGAATATTCCTTGATGGTCAGTCGGTCTACCTCATCAAGAGACTTAAAGCCGAAGTATCTAAAACAGTTCAATGCCACCTCTTCATACAAGTCATTGAAACTTACTTCTTCTCTGTCTCGTCTGACAGTTCTTTCAGTTCCTTGTATATCATCTTGGTAGCATTGGCTTTCCCGAAAAAACCGACCACCTTTTCAAACAGCCCTTCAATGTCTGTAGCTTCGTCCTCGATGTATGCTTCCAGTTCCTTCTGGGTGAGCCGTGGCTCTTCGCCCTTGTTTGCCATCATCAGAACATCGCACAGTGCTTCTACATCGTCAGACATTACCTGTGCCATCAGATATTTGGCACCTACGTTCACAGTGTAGTTGGAGTTCGGAACCTTTTCTGTCGCTCTCGCATTGATCGCCTTAAGAAAGCCCATACCGAAGTTAAAGGCGTACATCTTTCCGTTCATCTCGATTTCGAATTTCATAGTGCTTTCCTTTCTCTACATAAAATTCGGGGAGAAGCGTGCGACCTCTCCCCTACTCACTATGCGTTTGTCTTTGGTGTATCTACGAATGTGTACTGCTCATCATCCTGCTGTCCTGCAGGTACAGTCACATCTCCGTCTGCACCCTTGCCGTTGATGCCGATAGTCATACTGACTTCAACATTTCCATCGGCAGGAGATGATGCCGTAAATTCCGACAGATAACCTTGATAATATGTGCCACTGTACTTGTTTCCTGTCTTTGGCTTATCCAGATTTACTTCCCACAGTTCGATAAGGGAACCATCAAGGATAGCCTGTTTCAGCTTCGGAAGCAGTTCATCATTGGCATCCATAAGGCTTGTCATTGTCTTCTCAAGCTCTGGTACGCTGGCACCTCTGACAGAACCATCTTTTGTTGCTGTTGCATCTGCATCGGCAGAAATTGACAGTTCATCTTCAGTGGTGAATGCGATCCTTGTGCCATCGACAGTTGTCGCTTCAGAAGCCAGTCTGTACAGGTAGATAAGGTTTTTTCCTGTTACTGCGCTCATTGTTTATCCTTTCTTTGAATAACTAAAACGTAATGAATTCCACCCGTGCATCAATGGTGGTGTCGTGGTATTGTCAGCAAGTATTTGCTGTTCTGTTTCGTTTCGTATAAGTGACCATTTGTAGTTTGAAGTCTCGGTAAGGTTTCCTGCCGTATTCAGCACAGTGTTCATCATCTCGGATACAGTGCCACGCTCTTTTTCATTGTTGTGCCATATATGCACTATCAACGTAACATAGCCATAATCCTGCGACTTTGAAGCACCAAACTGCTGTCTGGTATCGGCAAGGTAATAGAATGGGTATGGTGTACCCTTTGGCGGTAGGTGCCCGTCATAGGCGTTCAAAGCCGTTTTAAAGTAGGTAAACAGTTCCTGCTGTGCTTGCATATTATCTGTCCGTCACTTTCTCCAAGTCGCCTAAAAACTGCGGTCTTACTCGCTCCAAGGAAGGGTCTAGTATAGGCTCTGCGCTCATATACCTTGTGCCGTATTCTACATACGGGTCATAGTTCATTGTTGCGCCTACAGCCACAGTCAGACCGCCATCACGCACTTCTGTGTTGATTGATCCTGCCGTGTCACCAGTAGAATAACCTTTCACATAGGCGTGTGTGGTCTGTTCTTTCATATACCTGTTGAGCCTGTCACCATTTACCTTGACGATGCGTTTAACATCGTCCATCGTGACATTCTTCTTCAAGACCCTTTCAAAGTCTTCAAGCCCGTTAAGTTTTACTTTCATACTCTTGATAGCACGTATACATCCTTCACCCTTTTAGGTGCGATGTAGTCTACTTTATACGCCTTACCGCCTATCACAATGTCGGTGTAGTCGTCCGTGATGTGGTTCTGGAATCTTGCCGTGATGCTATCCTGCATCACTCCACCATATACAAGTGTCATCATTCGCTCCGTAGTGCCGTCCACGCTTGCGTAGTGGATGTTTTCGCTGGTTACGCTTGATGCGTAGTTCCCAGTGGCAGGATCATACACGTCTTCGACCACTCGGAAGATTACTGGTGTGTCAAATCTCATAGGAATTTAAGCCTTCCTACATATTTCGGTGGTTCTCCCTGCTGTGAAAGCCAGCCGTTGATCTCTGCCGTGTACGGCTTGAAGTCGTCTTCTTCCGTCCACGACATTGTTTCACCTTCGACATTGTGGCTTGATAATCTCTCACTGCCTATCCTATTGAACCTTACTATTGAAACTTCGACTACAATGTACTCCAGTTCAGCAGGCACTACAGCGACCCCAAGCCGAAGCTGAAGTCGCTGTGCCGTCATACTGATTATCTGATTGAGCAACGAGGTAACCTCATCTGTTGGGTCACTTATTCCAAGTAATATCAATACCTGTTCTAACATAGGCTACCTCTTTCTGTGATTAGCTATTGGAGATAGTTCCCTTGACTACTCCTGCAAGTTCCTCTGCATAGAATTTTACGCCTGTCAGCAGGAGTGTTTCGATTGATGCTCTCTCAAGTACTCTGCCGTGAGTGATGCCTACAAGACCACTCTCGTCTGATGTAAGCTCAAATTCCTGCCCTACTGCACCATTAGCAGGTACATATGCGCAGTGCAGGTTTTCCTTTGCTGTGGAAATAACTGTGCCTGCTGTGAGTGAAGGAATGATGAACAGAGTACCAAGACCAAGGAAATCCTCTACATAAGACATTCCGAATGCTGTCTGCATCGAAATGCTTGCTGTGCCAAGATAACCTGCTACATCTGTGCTTGATACAAAGTGTACAGGCTCTGCATCTGCATCCTCAAAGTATGTCTGAAGTGCATTCCAGTTGTTTGCAAGCTGTTTCTGAAGATTGTTACCTGCGGTTGCTGTGCCTGTTCCTGTTGCAAGGAATGTGTTGAAATCAGACTTGATGTCTGCTCTGATCGCACGAATAAGCGCACGGTCTGTGTCATAGATAGCATTCTCTCTGCCACTCTTCTGGATAGCTTCTGCTGTGGTCAGCTTTCTGAATTTCTTCAGAGTCATTGTAATAGGGGTTCCTACTCTCTGTGTTTCGGTAAGACCGATTTCAACGCCTTCTGCGACCTGTGCAGGAATGTTGCCTTTTACGCTTGACTTGTACACATTGATTGTGTTGCCTTCTGGTACCGCATCCATTCTGGTGATGCCAAGAATTTCAGCAAGCGCACGATAAGAATTGTGGAGTTCGTTTACAAGATCAATCGAAATTGCTGGAGCAATATCTGTCGAAACAGTTGTGTTAGTAATCAGTGCCATTGTTGTTATCCTTTCTGATTAAATAATTCCATATTTTCCTCTATGGCTTTATGCCGTTTGTTAGGGTCTTTGATTGCAAAAATCTGTTCCCTTGTAAGAGCAGATGTACCGCCCTTCTTTGGTTCACCGCCACCAAGCTTGTTCAAAACGCCTTTTTCTACATCACGCTTGTACATTCTTGCGAGTTCTTTAACTGCAAGATTTGTGGCATCTGCATCATCTTTAATGATTGAAGCAATAAGGTCATCACCTGCATCTACCCCATCATTAGACAACATTTGCCTTGCGGTCTTGAGCATCTCGTTGCGGTTGCGTTCAGCCTTAAGCGCATCAAGTTCTTTCTGTAACTCATCACGCTCATACTTGGCTTTTTCTTCTGCATTCATTTCTGCAAGTCGCTTGGCTTCTTCGACTTTCTTTTCCTGCTTTTTCTGCCACTTAGCAAACTTGTCGTTAAGCACCTCATCGGTGTACGCATCCATTTCTGCTTTCGTGTACAGCTTTTCAGCAGGAGCTTCTTTCTGTTCAGCCTGCTCGACCTGCTCTGTGTTCTGTTCTGCGATCATCTGCTCGTTGTTTTCCATTTTTGGTTCCTTTCTTTTAAGTCGTAAAGCATTGACTACCCATTGCTTTTAAAGTGTTCAAGGCTTGCACTGTTTACCATAGCTTTTAACGTCTTCAATGCTTGGACATATAAAAAGCAGGTGCTTAGTTTCGCATCTGCTTCTTGTACCATTGATATTGTTGCACCTTCGACATCCTGTTCCACTGTTCTGTGGTGCCACCTTGGTTGAGCCATTCAAGCCACATATTGTACTCGTCCTCATCAATATATGGTGCGGTTGTGCAGTGGCAGTTCGGATGTATCGGTGGTGCGTTCTCACCCTTTTGTGCTTCAGCTACCGCAAAGTCTTTGTTGTTCAATGCTCTGCATATAGGGCAGGCATTGCGATTCACAGCAAGAAATACATATCTGTCGATGCCTTGCTTTTTATAACTGTTCATTGCTACATCAGTCTGCAATGCTCTCAATTCAGTTCGGATGAGTCTTTCAGCATTGTATCTTGATGTGTTGAATTTCTTTCTGATTCTCCTTGCCAATTCGGAAGAACCAATGCCTGCCATCAGACCTTGCTGTAGTGCGTTTGCGATCTCATTCTTCAGCGTTTCCATATGTGACCATATGCGCTGTGAGAAGGTAGCACCCTTGAATGAAGCATTGACTGCTTCTTTTGCCCTGCTTACTGTATCGGCATTTGTTACTGTGTCGCCAAGTATGCCAGCAAGCCTGCGTATTTCTTTTTCTGCTCGGTTTGTTGCTACCTTCTGATAGTACTGGTCTATGTCATTGAAGCCACCTACGATATGAAGCCCTATTCTCGCCTTTAGCATCTCAAGCCTGTTGATACGCATTGTAGCGTTATACAGTCGCATTTCTGCATTGGCAAGTTCGCTGAAATTCTTTTCTTCTACGTATTTCTTGGCAAGTTCTTGATAGCGTTCTATGTCTATGTTGTTCAGTCGCTTCTTGGCTTCGGTTATGTCGATGCCTTCTGCATCAGCATACTTGCCGTAGAAGCTGTTGATCTCGTTCTCAGCCCATTGGTACATATCCTCATAGACCTTGTTTATATCAGACATAAACGCATCTTCTTCGGATAGGTATTCGTTTCTGACTTCCCATTCTCGGTTAGACCAGTAAGACCTGTTGTTCCTGTACTGGTTCTGCCAGTAGTTCCTTACTGTAGCCATTACTCAAAAATATTAT